TGATTGGCATCGCATACCGCAATCGCAAACCCTCTTGGTGTTGCGCTGCGTATGTCCTTGGTCCGCTGTGATTTGCCGCCGAGCTTCATCATCGATGTACTGTACCCATTGCCATGATAACCCTCGCAATCAACAGCAACCTTGGTCGGCATCACGAACCCGCCGCCCGTCCAGAGGCAGGTCTTTTTCTTGTACGCATCGCGAGGTGCTATGTACTCAGGCCAGCGAGGATGCGCGGCCTCATCGTCACGAATGTACCCGCCGTACTCATACGGGTGAAAAGAATAGTCAGGCTTGCGCCACTTGGTAGCCAACACAGACACAGGGTTCTCCACAAAGTATGGAACCTTCATGCTGTTGAATAACTTAGCACACCACATGGCATAGCTCACCGCCTCAATCTGAAACGATGGGTTGACCTCGGCCTTGCGCTTGAAGTGAGCCGCACCAGATACAGCCATGTCAGTGCAGACAGGGAAGGCCATGCCGAATACTACAGATGGACCACCCATAAGCTGTCGGTCGCTGAACTCATCGTGTATCTTGTTCAAGGCTTCATGGTCATGCAGATCAGCGTACTGATAGCAAATCCCCTGATCAACGCGCCCCTCTTTAGGATGCTGGATGTCAAAGGCGTAGCAAGAATACCCAGCCTCGGCCCATGGACGTAGTGCCTCGCCCGTGAAGTCGTAAAGACTTATTACAATACCTTTTGTCATTAGCTTGCCTTCCAAAGTGTTAGAGCCTCGTCAAACGGCATATCGTTTAAGATGCGACGGGTCATACCCGCTTGCTTGTCAATGATCCACTCGCCCTTGGTCACAGTGGGGTGGTACTTGGTCTGGTAAAGAGCGCCCGTGCCCTTCCGTTGATATACAACATGAGACTTAAACTTACGCTTTAACTCACGAACACTGAGAAACTCATTGACCTGATCGGCGCACCAATACTCTAACTGTTGAGCGAAGCCGTCCTCACTCCACTCACTTGGCTCATTCGGTAATGATTTGAAATACTCGTGTACCGCCTTCATTGCACGGTGAAAAGGCAACGCACCCTCAGTGCTGTCTAACTTAAACTTGGGGTGCGGATACTCATAGTCACAGCCGCCTTGGCCATCGTTCCCTACAACAGCAACAGGCCTGCCCTCTACATATAACGCCGCTTGAAAGCAGTGGGTCTCGTGACTAGCCCATGATGTGTGCTTGATTGCTTTGAGTTCCAGTTTCATAATATATATCCTTGTGATCTAGTTGAGTTGGTTAATACATACAAAGTATTGTGGGTGGATTGGGGTGTCAAGTGATTTGTTTGCTCGGATCGAGGTCCACGGTCCTGATGACAGTGAGAACACTATAGGGGTATTTTACACAGATTTTATTTTTATTTTAATTTCTCATTTGAATTAGGTGTTCACAGTGTTCACAGTGTTCACACTACCTTATTTATATACTCCATTCAGCCCCACTTCTGTGAACACCTGTGAACAGTGCGAACACTTCTGGGAAGAAAAGCCCTATATAGGACTGACAGGCTGCTTAATTCTGCCCGTTGCTAAGGCTCCGCCCTTGGTATAACTTGTTCACAGATAACAATGAGGTCACCATGCCATCTACCAAGCAAAAGATTGAAGAAGAACACGGTCGAACACTGACCAACAGGCAGACAACTTTCGCACGGTACATAGTCGAGGGGATATACTCGAACGCTGACTGTGCCCGTAAGGCTGGCTATTCTGTGGACGTTGCGGCTAAACAGGCGTCCATCCTGTTAAACGGTCGCGACTACCCCCATGTGCTGGACTACATCAAGGATATGCGTGAGGAGCGGGAGCGCAGGTATGGGGTGACAACCATCGGACAACTTGAACGGCTTCACAAGCTCTCTATTGGGGCCGAGGAGAACAACCAGTTCTCTGCCGCCATCAATGCCGAGAAGATACGTTCCGCGCTTGGTGGTTTGACTATTGATAGGCGAGAAACAATCAACACTATTGACCAACTGTCGCGCGATGAAGTCACGGCTCGACTTGCCAAGTTGCAACAGCAATATCCGCAAGCGTTCATGGTTGATATAACACCGAAGGAAACACCCGATGAGCAAGGGCCCAGAGGCGAACTTTTGGAACACGATCCGCAACAACCTACCGAAGAAGTGCTTCGCGACAAGGATTGAGAACAAGCACGGGGGCGGTGTTCCTGATGTTCATCTTGTCTGGGATGGCATACCGTTTTGGATGGAGCTCAAGGTAAGCAATGCCAACGCCATAAAAGTCTCGCCTCATCAAATCGCTTGGCACATGGCATATTGTGCGCGAGGGGGGCTAAGTTTCTACTTGGTTAGAAGGTCCAAGGAGCGCGATATACTTTTATTTGGGGGTGATCAGGGGCCCATGGTCCTTGATTTGGGGTGCCTTGCGCCCTGCGCCCTTCGTGTGGGCTCTGTACCTGAGTTGTTCTGCGCCCTGCGCCCTTTATTGGTGGATAAATTGTCTTGCGCCCTGCGCCCTGCGCCCTTGCCTTAATGATCTTGCGGCCTGCGCCCTTGTTCGTTCGAATAGGAGTAGTGCTTGTCGGGGTTCGGGTACGAAAAAAGGGCCCGAAGGCCCTTCATTCAGTGTTCTACTATCGCGATTGATTTTGCTAGGCTGGATCCCTTGCACAATTTGCAGGCGGTGCATTGTACGCGGCGCCCTGCTTCCTTGCTTGCGGGGCAAAGCGCCTCGTTAGTCTTGTCTAATTCGCCTAGGTCGGCAATCACACGGAAGGTGCGTCGCCCTGCTTTCCAATGGTCGAGGGCCTCGGCCTTGTTGTCCGCGGAGTGCATGGCAATATCTGGGCGCCATCCGCTTTGGTGCGAGTACGCGGTGAAGGTATCGGCCTCTGCTAACAGTTGTTCCCAAATAAAAGCAGGAACGGCAGCAGGATCCCCATAGGTGCCGACCCGCACGAACCGTGCGCGGCCTAATGTATTGCGCCCTGCTTTGGTGTTAGCCATGGCGTAAACCCCGCGCAGGAATGATTTGTAAACAATCAAAACGCCTTGCCCTAAGTTAACATAACAGCGCCGACCCTTGGCTTGCTTGCGTTTTGGGTCGTCGTTAACTTCCCCGCGCATGGTACAATCCCCGCAGATACTGAAGTCTTCGCCCGTTTTGCTTGCCTCAAGTGGGTTAATATCCGAGCGCAAGATATAAGTCTGGACGACGGCGCCCGTTTTGGTGTTACGATTGGACCATGTTGCAATTGCAACGATTGGCTTACCATCCAATAGGCTAGGCCCTTTGTATATGATACCGCTTTTCATTTTGGTTAATCCTTTTGAGTTAATTGAGTGGGTTTATTGTAAAGAATTGCGCGCGGAATACAAGTTATATCTTGCGCCCTGCGCCCTTGCTTTTCTTTTTTGCCCTGCGCCCTGCGCCCTGGGTTTTTTTGTTCTATCCCCCTGGAGCCAGGCGCGAACGGGAAAAACCCAGGCGCGGTTAACGCCTGGGCTTAAAAGTAAAGAAGGGCCGAAGCCCCTCGATTTATTCCCCCAATTCTGTGATGCTGGTGAACTCTCTAACGGCCTCGAGGGCCATCTCACGGCGAACTGTTCTCAAATTTGAGAGCAGCTTACTGTTTGCTCGGTAATGATTACCTACAGGAGTATCGGCCTCGGCCTCAACCGCGCCCTTAACAATCGTTATGATATGATTTAGTTCTCCCAAATCGATATCAATTTTGACTGACATTGAGTGCTCGTTCACGTATGATTTTTTCATGGTGTTAACTTTCTCTAATTGAAGCGCCTCCTCTGGCGTACCTGTAGAATAGGGGAAAACTTGCATGGCGTCAACAAGTTTTATGCGCACCAGGGGAATAAATTATTTTGCCCTGCGCCCTTGACATTTTTTTCCGAGCGAAGCGAGGAACTATTTTGCCCTGCGCCCTTGACATTTTTTGCGAGCGGAGCGAGCTCTTCCTGATGGCCCTTTAACAGCCTATGAACTAGCGAGGCCTCAACTTGCTGGTTGCGATTAATAACCCCTGACTTCTTAATTTCTTTTTCGACGGCCTCTCGGTTATACTTACTCATGGTCTCTCCCCTTAGTTGAAATTACATAGGACGCCCAGCCCTGGGTAAGGCTGGGCACCAATATAATTTTAGTACAGCCACTCATCTGGATGGTCTGATAGTTCCATCATTACCATGGCGCGTTCGGCCATGGCCTGATCAACTACCGGCGCAGTACATGGCCGGTTATTGTTCCAGATACCGCAACCGTTTTTCGCGAACTGTTTGGCTGCCGTTTGGTATGGCACCTGCTTATCCTCGCTATCGTACACGTCGTGCAGTTCATACATGTCGCAAGGTTCGCCGCAATGTGGGCAGTGAATATCTAAGCTCATCCGATGTATCCCTTGATTAGTAGAATGCATATGACGCCGCATATTGCGATGTAGGCTATTAGTATTACTTTGTCTTCGGTAAGCATGGTGTTGTTCCTTTATTGAAGTAATGTCCCCTTGTACACCATGCACAAGGGGGAAACAAGTTTCTTTTAGTGCTCGCTTGGCAAGTAATGCACATGGTATCCGTCTGCCTTGGCCGACCATATCTCGATCTCATCCACTGGAAAATCGGTATAGTCAAAGTCTTGGGATGCGAGAACATTGCCATCGCCGTCATCTATAACAAGCTTGGCACTACCATCTTGTACACTGAGCTTACTGAAATACATGTCATGCTGCTCGGCCATGCCAT